CCCTTTAACTTCCATTGCTCAATCTTATCACCAACAGGACCTAACATATAGAAATCGATATCCTTTTTGTAGAAATCAGCGTAGCCCTTTCTACCAGTTAAAGATTCGTATCCCAATCTCACCCATTCCATAACCTGCTGTGCTCCAGAAGGAACAATCGGGTCATACAATGTGATTGTGATATCCTGCCACTCACCCTTACCTTGCAATTTGCGGTAAGTGTTAATGTGGTCCAACTTCACAGTTTCGAAATTGATTGAAGGTCTTGCCGCTGTTTTGATTAAGTAAGATTGAATACCATCAATCTCCATAATATAGCGATTCTTCATCTTCGGTTCGAAGTTGGTGAAGAACATTTCGTTAAATTCTAATACTTCTGCCATTTTGTTATTTTCTCCTTTATATACTAATAAATATTAGTTTTTGTTATTTTTAATTATGCTGAGAACGATGCTCCAGTTGGTAAGATGTTGAAATCAATTACGATGAATTCAGCGGTCTTAGTTGGTTGTAGGAAAATCTGTCCAGCTAAAATGTTTCTATCAACTACATCCGGTGTGTTATTGGTTTCATCCATTACCACTTTGAATGCGTATAAACCTTGTCTTTGTTGGATACCCTCTAAGTAAGGTTGTACGGTATTGATGAATTTACCTCTTGTCTGAGCGGTGTTTTGTTCGAACACTAAGAATCTAGAAGTAGATGCTACGAACTTCTTAACAGTGATTAACAATCTTCTTACATTGATTCTATCCAATGCTGATGATTTATCTTGCAATGTTTTCTGTCCGAATGCCACAATACCTTGTCCAGGGAATGCTGCGATTGGGTTTACTTTGTTTTCGTATAAAGTATCTCTTTCAGAGTGTGTCAATCTATTAAGAACCGAAACTGCTCCTACGATACCACCTCTATTCAAACCAGCAGGTGCGAACCATTCAGCTGCGATAGCGTCATTTGCTGCGAATACAGCTGGCATCAATACTGATGGTGGAACAGTTACTAATTTGTTAGTGTTCGTATCAACTGTCTTAACCCAAGGGTAATAAGTTGCTGCGTAGTTTGAATCAACTGCGGTTGCCTGTGTGGTTGCCTCAGCGATTGTATCATCGAAATCGTTGAAATCAGCGATGTAGAATGCATCTTGTCTATCTTCAACAATATCAATTGCTTTTGTAGTTACTGATGGGTGTAAGCTTCTTACGATACCTGGAGTTACCAACATATTGATATCCCACTCATCAGGATTAGAAATTGCGTTTAATGCTTTAGTGTATGCTACTGAACCACTAGCGGTTGCTGAAGAACAATTGAATCCTTGCGTATTTGCTACTCCCCAATCGTTATCACCAGCTTTAGCGATTCTAATTGCTGGAGATTGTCCATCGAATCCACTTTGGAATGCTAATGAGAATTGTCTCTTAACCATATCAGAAGAATCTGAACCACTCATTTCGTAAGAAAGTTGAGAATCAAATCCGAAGTCCACATTTGAACCAGTAGATGCGTTGTTAGGAAGTGGTGCCAAATAGTTAGCGTTATCCAATTTAACACCAGCGGTTTCGAAATCGAAACCAGCGTAGTAGATTGGAGAACCAGCAGTATTACCAGAAGATGCTGTTTGATAAACAACAGCTGGTACTAAAGTTTCAGTTCCACCTACATAAATTGGGTTAGTGTATGCTCCATGAGCGAAAGGTGCTGCTGATACAGGATATTGTCCCTGTGCTACAACTTCTACTCTTACATATTTTGAGTTATTTACCCAATCACCATTTTCAGTAATTTTACCATTTGAATCGATAGTTAAATATCTATCACCGATTCTTCTAGCGATAAAGTTTGGAGATGATGGGTCTAAGTTTACATTATTAAATGTTTCCAATACTGATTTTCTTTTATCAGTATCAGCGAATGAACGAATTGTTACAGAGAAAGTTGAGTAGTCAGTACCACCATCTTCACCTGCTGCTTTTACATTGGAGATTGAAACCTTAAATCTAGTGTTCTCATTGTTACCATATCCTAAAGTGTGGAAACGGAACAAATCAAATCTTTCGTTAGAGATAAGTTGTGATTTTACATATGGAGTAGTTGCGTAAGATGCATCACCGAATTCTTGAGTTGCAAGTGCAACAGCTGAAACATCTAATCCCCAACCATTTGTATCATCGTGGTCAGCTACTGATTGAGATGCTACATTCTCAAAGAATGAATAAACATATCCGTGCTTAGAACCAAATGGTGATTCACCAAATACATCAGCTACATCATTATTGTCAGCTGGTTTGATAGATGAAGATACTTCACCAATTCCACTACCACTAACAACAAACGAACCAGAAGCAGTTCCATCGGTAATGGTGAATGCACCAAAACCAACTTCTGCATCACCAGCTGCGGTTGAATGTAGAGTTGATACTAACTTATAACCAGTAGAACCAGAAACTGCGATACCAATTGGTGTTACTTGAGAGTAACCACCTACATTCATTACTCTAACAACAGTAACAGTACCAGCTTCTCTAAGATAGTTTTGTACTGCATACTCCGTATAGTAAGTTCCATCAGGTGTTCCAAATTTGTCCTCAAATTCAGATTGTGTTCTAATGATTGTTGGAACGAATGCTGGTCCTTTTTTGAAAGGTCCTACGATTGCTGCTCCTATTTCTCCGATTCCCTGAGCCAAGAATGAAAGGTCATTTTCTCTTGTGAATACTCCAGGTGATACAATTCTTTCTGCCATATTATTTTTTCTCCAATAAGTTTTTTTTGACTAAAATATCAAATACACATATAAATATAAAGAAAATCCCCAAAAGATAATTTTAGATTTTTTCTTTTAAGTATTATAAATAAATATCACATTTATTTCATTAACGATTTAATCATCTCTTTCAACTCATCAATTTGTTGTTGTTGTGATTTAATTAATTCGTTTTGCTCTTTAATACCCTCAACCAACAATGGAACAATCTTATCGTAGTTTACAGTTAAGTAGTTTTCGCCAGATTTAGAACCGATTGGTTGTTCATTCTCATCGAACAATGTATCGAATGGTGCAATCGTTACAACTTCAGGAAGTATGCTTTGAACTTCTTGTGCCGATAAACCGACTTGTTGCTTCTCATTTGTATATCCAACTGATTTTGCTAAATCGTTATTAACATAGTAGAATCCATTTAATTTGGTGATTTTATCCAATGCATTCTCAATGTTACCCAACTTAGTTTTTAATCTTTCATCGGAGTAGTATGCGATAATATCACTTTGTGCGTAAATCCAGTTGTAAGAATAAACATAATCATAGTTTGTTCTATACATTCTAGAAGTGCTGTTACCATCCCAATAGTACCCAGTGTTATCTCTATCATACATAAAGTTAACCTGCAAAGTACCATTGATATAGGTTGTTCCACCCACATACCAGTTTATGTATGTACTATATCCAGAACGTGCATCTAAGTGTAGGTTACCATTCGTAGCTGCAACACAAGCCTCACTTGATACATTACCATTTCCACCAACATACAAATATCTACCCCATGATGAGTTTGGTCCAAATAATGCTCCACCTCTCATACGAAGTGCATTGTTCGATGTTGAGTTAGGGTCTAAATAGTACCCTGTATCGTTTTGGTCATAGAAGATTGGTGCTCTTGCATCTCCACCAATTCGTAAAGAGTTATCAACATATACACCATAACTAACAGTAACCATCCGGCGGCTACCAGCATAATACATATTCATTTCAGCACCACTCATGTACCATACCCAACCTCTGGAGTTATCATGTACACCTACATTATCTCCATTTGTTGACATGAATACATAACGAGAACCGATACCCCAACCAGCCCAGCCGTTTCTACCACTATCATAAGTTGTGTAGTTACCATATGAGTTACCACCAGCTTCAGCTGCCCAAATACCTCTACCCCAAGTTTGGTTATAAAGACCCGTTGAGTTGTAGTTTCTCCACCATCCGTAGTTGTAACCCTGGTCTAAGTAAATTTCGTTTAGACGAGAACCACCATTCGGGTCTGAATAATATCCGGTGTTGTTTGAATCATAGTAAATAGTTGCGTAGAACGAACTTGTTGATGAGTTGTTACCATACATCGCAATCTTATACCAACCAGATGGAGAGTTCCAAGAATATCTCCACCATAAGTTTTCGTTTACACCACCAATCATCTGCCACCCATAAGCGTTACTTCCGCTTGACCAGTGGAATGTTTGGATACCTACGTGGTGAGATGTATCACCAGGTCTATTTTGTGCACCAGTTGAACCCCAGCTATCAATGAAACCAGAACCCCATCCCAACATTTCGTTGAAAGTATATGAGCCCCAACCAAAATTACCAGTCCAATAGCTGGTATTACCTGTAATTTGAGGTCTCATATATGAGTATCTACCCGAAAGACCAGTCATAGCCCTACTTCTATCAGTAAGACCATTGATATTTGTTCCGTGTTGAGAGTTAGGGTCTACATAGTATCCAGTATCATTATAATCATAGAATAAAGTACCCCTAACATCAGAAGATGCTACAATTCTAGATGAAATAGCTGCTCGGAATCCACCATTATTGATAATCAATAAACCGTGGTCATTCAAGTTAGCTGCTACACCACCTGCATTAGGGTGTGACCAAGCCATACCATAAAGGTTACCAGTAGATGTACCAGCTTTTGGTAACATATAAGAGCTACCCATTGCAAATACACCTTGCAATCTATATGATGAGTAAACACCTACTGTCTGAGAACCATATTGTTGGTCCAAATACAAATCGTTAATGATACGAGTATCATTTGATAAGGTATATGCGGTTCTGGATGTACTATTAGGGTCCATATAGTATCCAGTATCATTCCTATCATACATAATGTATGGTCGGATATCCGGCATATATACCACATTACTTTCACCCAAATACATTGTTTGAGTTGAGTAGTTACCATACCAATGTTGTGCTTCAACTACATATGCGGAGAAATCCCAACGAGGTTCGTTGTTAACATTGTTAACTAATTTTATTCGGTTACCTACGATATAGTTTGTACGGGATGTACCATCCATATCCATATAGTAACCAGTATTGTTTTGGTCATATGCAAATGGGAATCGGATTGTATCGTAGAAATATGTTGTTGAACCAGTGTCAATCAACATTCTGGTTGAACCCCAACTTCCGTTTCTATGTCCGTGGTTTGTGTTGATACGGAAGTTATCATCGTTATATCCATATCCAACAGACCAAGTTCTACTATTGTATCCAGATGAGAATAAAATAGATGGTCTATCTCCACCACCACTAGCTTCTACTCTAAATTCAGCGGTAATACCCCAAGAGTGGTTACCATACTGATTCCGTACAAGCATCGTCATATTATTTCCTGGTGCAGAACCCGTTTTGGTTATCTGCATAACAGGTCCATTAGATTGTCCAAAGTTAGAGAATCCAGCAGGATTTACATAATATCCACTATCGTTTCTATCATAGTATGTCTCTGCATACATTGAGTAGATTGCGGTTACATTACCACCAAATGTAGCATCGTTGTTATTGAGGTTGATTTCCAATGGCCAATAACCATTGTAAGTTCCCCAAGAAGTTGAGTTGTTACCTGTTCCTCTTAATACATAGAATATGTTAGAGTTAACGTGAATCATCGCAGAACGATGGTTATTATCTCTAAAGTAAATTGTTGGGTCACCATTTTCAATAAAAATCTGACCTGTTGTTGATAAAGTTCTAACTCGAGTATCACCAGCTCCACTACCGAAGTAGTATCCAGTATCTTCTCTATCGTAAACAATATTTGCTCTCCAATCATTTACATATGAAGTAGATGCGAAATCACCGTAGTAAGATGTGTTATTTCTATCATAATACACATCAGCGAATACATTACCCTGAACAGTTAATTGTCCGTTAATGTTTTGTCCACCTTCTACTACAACTCCACCAGAAAGTTCACCTAAGTTAGGTTCGTTACCATTGATTTCATATACACCAGGCCCCCACCATTTTAAGTGAGCTGCTGGGTCAGTTGAGTAGTATAAGTAAGTTCTATGTGTTTGACCTCTTGTACCAGTGTACCGCATTTTGTAATCAGTAGAACCTGAAATTTTATCACCAGTATCCAATCGCCAAACACCACCTCTACCAGTTGAACCAGTAGATGGGTGATTGTTTGCAAATACATATCCAACAGCAACACACCAAACTCCTTGCGGAAGTGAACCGATACCAAATGCATGGAAGTATGGGTTACCATTTGTAGAACCACTCATGTTAAGTGTTTCACCACCACTACATCCAAAATAATAAGTACCATTCGTAGATGAAGAATCTCTCTTCACATAAACCACATACATATATGATTTATTACCATCTAAGTTAGATATTCCTTTGTTCCAACCACCATCTGCGTTTGATGAGGTATCGTTTCCTAATGTTCTCCAAACCAATGAAGGTCTACCCCACGGGTCAAAGTCTTGAATTACTGAGTTACCATCACCATTTTGTCCAAATCCACCACCCAATGCTGCGTTGTTAGAACCAGTACTAACTACCCAATCTTCTGCCGTTGCTAAGTTGGTAAATGAACCAACATGCATATTTCGATAGTTGATTGCTTTTTCCCCACCAACTCTTAGGTTGTAAGTAACTTCAACATCTTCAGAACTTCTACCAACTGAGAATAGCATTGTTGATAAATCCTCATTGTTGTACATTCTGATACCACCATATCCAGCTTGTGCACCCATACGGATACCAGTATGCCATCTTAAATCTAATTTGGCGTAGTTACCACCATAGTTTTCTAAGTTTGTACCAATGTAGTAGTTGCCATTTGCATCTGAGTTACCACCACCGAAATGTAATCTCGTAGAACCTACCTGATTGTATGCGTTGTAGTCAAATGTACCACCAATAACAACCCGGTCAATAGTTTCTAATGAACTTATTCTAGAAGTACCTGCGAAATTTCCATAATAACCAGTATTATCCGAATCATAGAAAATTGGTGCTCTTAATGAGTTTCCAGCTTGTAGGTAATTGTTCACATAAATGTATCCGCTTGAATACATCTCCATATTCGTAGAACGAGTACCAGAAGTATTTGTGTTATAGAAATATGTATGTCCCGCAGTGGAGAATCTCATGTAGGCCTGTCCAAAGTTGGTATTTGGTCTACCAAAGTAGTATGTGTTGGTGTTTCCGTTATATGCGTTATCAACATTATATCCAAATCCACCCCAATCCCAAGTGTTACCTGGTTCAGATGTCCACATTTGTAATTGTACAATACCAGTTCCCGCACCATTGTTTGAAGCAGGTAATTGAACCCTCATAGCAGAGGTTCCGTGGTCACCAATTACATCTAATCTTTTTCCAGGTAAACCATATCCAATACCCAACTGCCATATACGAGAATCTCCATTAGGGTCAACACGATATGTTGTATCGTTTGAATCGTAGAAGATTGGTCCTCTGATAGAATCAATACCCTGAACATATCCAGACCCTATGAATCCAGAATAAGTTCCAGTGTTATTACCACCATCGGTATAGAAATCCAATCCAGTACCACCAGTTCTAAATCTAGCATTGTATCCATCATCCAATGGGGAAATCCAAATAAAATCAGTATTGTTATTATTTTGAATTTGTAATGCCGAAGACCAAGATGCTGGGTATGAACCAAAGTTGATTTCACCCTGTCCATCGGATTTAATAGTTAATGCTCTTGTTCCAGATGATGTACCAGTTGTATTAACTTTTAAGTATCTAATATTTGTTGTACCATTAGGGTCTACATAATATGAAGTATCAGTATCATAGAATATAGGTGCTCTAAATGATGACTGTGCATAACCATCTCTACCAATGATTACATCACCACTATTCTGGTCAACTCTAAATTTCTCATACGCTGTTCTATTACCACTTTGACGAGATGGAACAGTGAATGAACGAATTTGTCCAGTTGAAGCTTCAGCAGTGAATGAGAAATAGTTATTTGGATTATCATGCCATAATCCCCATCCAGTGTATGGTTCGAAATCTACAAAGATACCAGTCCAACCTTCGGATGTTACTTGCTGAATACCCAATGCTCCACCAGAAGATGAAGTACCAGATGCGTTTACTAATAAACCCGGTTTG